CTGCTGGCGCGGAAGTCAACGAATCGCTGACCAATGTCGCTTATGACGGAGCTGTCGACGTTGATATTAAATACACTAAAAGCCAGTATGAAGCGGCTATCCAGAACGGCGAATTCGCTTTCTATGCTGATAATGGAAAAGCCCGCGTCTTGACTGACATCAATAGCCTTGTTACTTTCGGCGACGGTGTATCTGAAGACTGGACTTCTAACCGCGTGGTCCGTGTAATGGACGGCTGGGCGAATGACGTTGCCAGAATCTTCGGCGAAAGATATATCGGAACAGTAACCAACAGCGACACAGGACGCGAACTGTTCAAGGCTGACCTTGTGTCCCTTGCCATGCAGTACCAGGCTATAGACGCGATAAGCAATTTCGAAAGCGCTGATATTGTTATCCAGCAGGGTAACGGTAAGCGCGACGTCGTTGTTAATTGCGCGCTTCAGCCGAACGACAGCATGGAAAAACTTTATATGACCGTTACGGTTAATTAACGGAAGGAGTGAAGCACAGTGAAAACCTTGAGCGCGCCGGATACCATTTCCGGAAAGGAAGGCAGGGCTTACGCGAAGATTAACGGGAACAACGAAGAACTGTTCTTTGCGAAGTCCATTGAAGCCACTATCGAAAAGAGTAAGTCCGAAGTAAAGTCTATCGGAAAGCGAATGACCGGCCATAAGGTAACCGGTCTTAACGGAACCGGGTCCATGACCATGTATTACCTGACACCGCTTTTCAGAAATTTACTTGCGGAATATAAGAAAACTGGCGTCGATCTGTACTTCGACATGGTAATCGAAAACGACGATCCCGCTTCTTCCGCTGGTAAACAGACCATTCTTCTGATGGGCTGTAACCTGGATTCAACGGTCCTGGCTAAACTGGACGGCGATTCCGACGATCCGCTGGAAGAAGACGCCGACTTCACCTTTGAAGACTTCGACATCTTGACGCCATTCACTAAATTTTAATGATTAAAGGGAGGTTAACCGCTTATGGGAAAACTTCAGGAATTCCTGATGGAACAGCAGGTAGAACCGACCACCACGGCGGAAGTCGAAATAAAACCGTTCCCCTTCCCCTTCGTGATCAGGTCTATCACGGAAGGCGAAAACAAGGCAATCCGCAGAAGCTGTCAGAAGGTCATATTTGACAAGAAAACGCACCAGAAGCAGATCGAGATCGACAGAGACCTTTATAATAACCGCCTGATTATCGCCTGCTGTGTGGACCCGAACTTCAAAGACGCTGAACTTCAGGCAAAATATGGGGTTATGGGCGCCGAAGACCTGATCGACAAAATCCTTAACCCAGGGCAATATACAGACCTGCTTCTTGCCATTCAGGAGATTAACGGCTTCACGGAGGATATTAACGAACTGAAGGAAGAAGCAAAAAACTGATAACGGGGGGCGGTAATGCTGACGAAGCCGACGGGGAAGCGGTTTATGCACATTACGCCCTCCACCGCTTAAAAATTCTACCCAGTACACTATTCAGCCTGTCGCTTCGCGAACGGGCCTTTATTTATGCTTCCATTGACCTACAGATCGAGAAGGAAAAGAAGGAAGCCGCTAAAGCTAAACGATTGAACAGGAAAGGACGGTGATCCATAGTGGCCGGTGTATCTACCAGTTTATCGATCCAGGATAGAATGACCAGCGCGCTTAATAAGATCACGGCCGCTGTGGCACGGACCAACAAGGCACTTGAAGTCACGGACAGATTAAGTGAACAGGTTGATCCAGGGGCCGGCTTTGAACGGGGCGCGTCTTCTATCAATATCGCAACCCAGAACATAATCTTCTTTAACGAACAGCAGGAACGCACGCGGGAAGGAGCAAGGAAAGTCGAATCCGCCTGGGGGCGAATATCAAGCCTATTAAAGACGGCCGCCGCGGCGTTTAGTATTCAAAAAATTATAAACCTGGCTGACACTATGACGCTGACGGAAGCGCGCTTAAACCTTATCAATGATGGCCTACAGACCACAGCGCAATTACAGGATAAAATTCTGGCTGCCGCGAACCGGTCCAGGACTTCTTATAATGCTATGGCCGACGCCGTCGCGAAACTGGGTACACTGGCCGGAAGCGCCTTCACCAGTAACGAAGAAATGATCGCCTTTGTCGAACTTATGAACAAAAACTTCGTTATTGGCGGCGCCAGCATACAGGAACAGACCGCGGCCATGTACCAGTTAACCCAGGCTATGGCGGCCGGCCGGCTACAGGGCGACGAGTTCCGGTCCATTATGGAAAACGCGCCGCTTCTGGCCCAGGCTATAGCTGACTATATGGGCAAGACTACTGGTGAATTACGCGAACTATCTTCCGAAGGCTTAATTACTGCTGACATAATCAAAAAAGCCATGTTCGCGGCCGCGGAAGAAACGAACAAAAGATTCGCTGAAATGCCTATGACCTTTTCACAGGTTGTGACTATTGTCGCAAATACCATGCTTCAGACCTTCCAACCGGTTATCCAGATGATCGGCCAGGGCGCCCAGTGGATATATGATAACTGGTCCACCATTGAGCCGATATTCTGGGGCCTGGTTGCGGCTGTCGGCGCTTATGTCGCTATAACGAAGATATGGACCGCTGTCACATGGCTTCAGGTGGCGGCTAACAGGGCGCTTCTTGCTTCAATGCTGACGAACCCTATCCTGTGGATAGCAATAGCGATCGGCGTTGTTATAGGCTTAATTTACAAATGGGTTGAATCGGTCGGCGGCCTTCGTGTTGCCTGGCTGATAGTCTGCAATGCCCTTTTAACTGCCTGGGATTGGGTCCAGATCGGTTTTATGACCGGCGTTTACTGGGTAATGGATATGTTGAATAAGCTACAGCTTGCCTTTATGACCGCCGGCGTGAATATTGCTAACTTCATGGGCGACATGAAAGCGAGTGTACTCGTGTTACTCCAGAACATGGTGAACGGCGCCATCGATATTATTAACGGCTTCATCGATGTTTTAAACAAGATTCCTGGCGTGTCTATTGATACCATAGAACACGTCACATTCGGCACAAATGCCCAGCTTGAAAATGAGGCTGCCAAACAGGCCAGGGCGCAAAGCCTGGAAGACTTCAGGTCCGAGATAGAAAGCAAGATCGCTGAACGCGACGCAAAACTTAACCAGATGAAGGCTGAAGCCAGGGCGGCAACGGCACAGCGCCAGGCAGAAATCGCAACCGCAAAAGCTGAAGCCGCAAATAAAAAGGCGGCCGAAAGCGCTGACCTAATAGATAAGTTCACCGGCGACATTGACAGCATCGGCACCGTCGGCGAAGTCGGTAAAATCAAAGAAGACGTCAATATCGCCGAAGAAGACCTTAAATTCCTTCGTGACGTGGCCGAAATGCGCTATGTCCAGAACTTCGTAACCCTGACGCCTACTGTCGCCGTTGACGCGAAGATCAGCGAAAAGGTCGACGTCGACGAAGTTATTAACAGGATTGAAGCGAAGCTGGAAGATGAATTCTACGCGGCGGCGGAAGGGGTGTATGCTTAATGTCTTATAAAATGGCTTTGATTATCGAAGGGCGGGAAATTTCTATTCCCGTCCTTCCTGAAAAACTGACTGTAAAGGCCGCTGGGAAGAACGAAAGAACCACGGTTTTAGAACTTGGCGAAATCTATATCCTGCGGAAAAAGGGCCTTCGTGAAGTGGCCTGGGAATCGTTTTTCCCTATAAATAACGCGCCTTATGTTACCGGCACAATCAGGGAACCGATTGACATAGTTAGAGCAATCGAAAATTCGCGCGATACGCCTTCCCCTATCCGCTTTATACTGGTTGGAACAGACCTGGATATAAATATCCGTTTCGGGATCGAATCTTTCGAATACGACGAACGGGCCGGCGAAGTCGGCGACATTTACTATTCGATTAAACTGGTTGAATGGAAGGACTATTCGCCGAAAAGAATTATTCTTCCCCCTGTCCAGGCCGTCGCCGTGAAATCGGTCCAGGCTAAAGAACCGGCGCGTCCTGGAACCCCGCCACCAGCAAAAACCCATACAGTGGCAAGGGGTGACAGCCTTTGGGCGATCGCTAAAAAATATTATGGGGACGGAAGCCGTTATCCGGAGATATACAACGCCAATAAAACCACAATTGACAGCCGCAATAAGGGAACCGGAAATCCGAAATATACCATTTATCCAGGGCAGGTGTTAACCATTCCATGATCAGCATTTATTACCAGAACAACAAGACTGGCGCCGCCCATGATATTACTTCCCTTGTGTCTTCAGCTAAATGGACGACGAAGCGGATCGGTTCCCCCGCTTCTCTTGAATTGACGGTTATTGCACATGAAGACATTGTCTGGGACCACGGCGGGATAGTCACGCTTAAAGAAGAAAACACCGGCTTATTTTACGGCTATGTCTTCAAGCTATCCCAGTCCCATAAAGGCGAAATATCAGTCACAGCCTACGACCAGACAAGGTATTTGAAGAATAAAGATACTTACGTCTTCGAAGGGAAGCGGGCAGACGAAATCGCGGCCAAAATTGCGGCTGACTTTCAGATTAAGACCGGAAAACTGGCTAATACCGGCTATGTTATTCCTTCCCTGGTAGAAGATAACCAGACCCTTTTTGACATCATTCTGAAGGCCCTGGACCTGACGCTAATCAATACCGGCAAAATGTTCTATCTTTGGGACGACTTCGGGAGCCTTCGAATATCAGATGTCGCAGAATCGAAGCTGGACCTTTATATCGGGGATTCAAGCCTGGCGACAGGTTACACTTATTCGTCGGATATTGATTCCGAAACCTATAACAAAATTAAGCTGGTCAGAGATAATAAAGAAACTGGCAAGCGCGACGTTTATATCTTCCAGGATTCTAACAATATGAAATTCTGGGGCGTCCTGCAAAACTTCGAAATTGTGGACGAAAACCTTAACGAAGCGCAGATCAAAGAACGCGGCGACAAGATGATTGAACTTTATAACCGGCCAAAAAGGACATTTGAAGTCAGTGCCATTTCTGACCTTTCGGTTCGCGCCGGCCGCGCCGTGTTTATCGGTATTTCCGAAATCGGCGTTAAACAGTTCTTTATTATCGACGAAGCCAGCCACGATCTACTAAAGGGGACCATGTCCCTTAAATTAAAGGTGGTGTGATATGGGACTTTTGGACACTATGAAGAAAGTCGCGGAGCAGACCGGCCAGGCCGGAG